TTATTGTGTCCTCAGTTCCCACCCTGCGGGAACCCCACTGGTAACCCGGGTTCCGGCAAGATCGCTGACGCCCAGGACAATACAGCCATGACCGACGAACAACCCGCGCACCTCAACATCGCCGACTTCTTTCTCGATGCCCGGGTGCGCGAAGGTCGGGGCGACCGGACCGCGCTGCTGACCGATGCGTTCGGTGTGCGCACCGCGATTCTCGTGCTGGTCATCCCGTCCACGATCGTCGGCGGCTTGATGATCCTGCGGAGCTCGACGTACATCCGAAACGATCTCTCGTTGGTGGGCGAGGAGCTGCACGAAGAGATGGAGGAGCACCAACGCCAACTCCAGTCTCCCGAGCTGATCCCTGCGTTGCATCGCACGTTCATGTCCGTGTTCACGTGTCCGCGACCGGTGGTGGCTGCCATCGACGGGGCCGCGCTCTCCGAGCCGCACGCCCGTGTCCCGCAGCGCCGTGTTACCGATAGCCTTGTACAGATCTTTGATCGATGGCAGTCGCAGCACATCCTTCTCGTATACATGCCACTGTGCTGTATCGGCGAAGGTGTAGATGGTGACGCGGGTTTCCTGGTCGACTTGCTGTGAGCGACGCGCGAGACGCGCCACCTGCCCGTCGACAACTTTGACCAGATCGGCGGCAATTTTGCGCATGGAGCTGGACGCGTCCAATACGAACACGACATGGTTGATCAGGTTCTGCATGTGCACCTCTTCGTTGCGGGTCCTCTAGAGGATCCCAACATAGCGAGGGGGTACGACATTTTTGCGGGGCAAGGCTACTGATTCATGTCCCAATAGGAGGATGGCACGGGATCTCCTGAGCGCACGCCGAGACTTGGAAACGTGCGCGCCGTGCACCACAACACCTTGTCCCTGGAGCGCCGAGCGGGAATCGAACCCGCGACTTTTGAGTGGAAGTCAAAGATGTTACCTCTACACCACCGGCACTAGACTGGCCGCTTCACCGGCACCACTTTTCTTTCCACCAGCGCCACCGGCCACCTGCCGGCGCCGGGACACGGGTAGTGGCCGTTGTGGATCAGGCCGCTTTTCATCAGCGCAGCTTCGCGTGAACAGTGCGAGCAGATACCGCGCGGTTTCACAAATGATCGTCGAACTGTCACGAGCGTCATGCGGGGATCGAACCCGCGTCTCCACCTTGGCAAGGTGGTGTGCGTACCCCTGCACCAATGACGCAAAGTCCCTGCGACCGGACTCGAACCGGCATCCACCAAGTTGACAACCTGGGACCTTAGTCCAGTTAGGCTACGCAAGGTTGACCTCCCGATACCATTATGGCTGCCGACTAGTATCCCAGGTTGGAACCGGGAAGCCAGAGCGGCTCACTTACTGCACCTCGGGAGCACAGTGCAGGTCGCCTTCGTCCCTCCTAGTCGCGAGCCAGGAAGTTTCAGGAGAACCCCGGACGAAGATCCAACGACGTGCCGCTGGCAGGATTCGAACCTGCGTATGTCCCGTTAGAAGCGGGGTGCCTCGTCCATTCGAGCCACAGCGGCGTGTTTCACGCGTACCCGTCCCAGGGATCGAACCTGGTACCCCCTCGTTATCAGCGAGGCGCTCTAACCGGTGAGCTAGAACGGGCGTAGGGCGGTAGATGCCGGTGCAGGACCACCGGAGGTTTCGCCTCGACGAAGAACATCTCAGCTCCCAAGGCCTTGGGAGCCGCTTTACCGCCTGCTGTACCAGCCTTTCCATGGTGACTGGCCTCGGCGTAGGGCATATCGGGCTCGAACCGATGATCTCCTGAGTGAAAGTCAGGTGAGCTTTCCAGCAGCTCCAATGCCCCTCGATCATTTTTTGTACTTAGGAACTGTTCGCAATGTAGCTTTCAGGTGCTCGCGGAACAGCCAGCGACGCAGATTTTCCACCTGAACCGCCGATACCGAGTCCAGAAGCGTGCGGCTGGTACCTTCCACTTCTTCGACGCTGCGATAGTGCCCGTCCAGTTCCTCGTAGGCTTGCAGCCAGATGTGCGCCTTCACCCTGTTGGGCAGAGTCTGCGCAATGTATCCGGCCACCTTGGACCATAACGGCAGAACCCAAATTTTCATTGCTCCTCCCGTAGGCGTTACCGGGCTCGAACCGGTGATCTCCTCACTGAGAATGAGGTGAGCTTTGCCGTCAGCTCCAAACGCCCTTAGTGCCACGTATCCAGGGACGGCACGTGGCCAGCCGCACCCCACAGGTGTCCCTCCTGCGCCCTGCATCACCCCCAAATGGTGAGTCTAGCGGGGGAACACAGCCCCCAGATCGGAGATGCGTTCCGGTTTACTGCCTTCCGGTGGTGCCAGCATCGGATCAGGGCCTTTGAGCATCTCGCCCAAAGCGGGAAGTTCCGACGGATACCGCGGTGTGTTGGGGACATACACCATGCGGAACCCGGCCTCGTTCGCATCACAGATCCGGTATTCGAACCGGATCCTGGTCGACTCCATGATGCAGATCTCGACCGTCTGTGCAGTGATGTGTGACTTGCTGGGACCTGGCTGCGGCGGTTTCGCCGGCCCGCACCCGGTGGTCAAAACGAGCGCGGTCGTCACGCTCGCAATCGTCTTACGCAATGCATCCTCCCTGATGCTTATGAAGTGCCGGCCGCACTCAACCTGCCCAATGGGGATTAATTATGGAGATGAACGGCCGACACAGTACCCCCTGAAGGAATCGAACCTCCGACCCGCTCTTTGTAAGAGAGCTGCTCTTCCAGCTGAGCTAAAGGGGCAGGCCCTGGGGGAGGCTTTGTGCAACGCCGTAGATGATGGGACTCAACTACGGTGCCGAGCCGAAGGAGGGATTCGAACCCCCGACCAACTGTTTACAAGACAGCCGCTCTATCCGGGCTGAGCTACATCGGCTAAAAGAGGTGGCGACGGAGGCGCTCCAACGAACCCCTCAGAACATCCCAGCGCACTGCAACGCCGCCACCTGCGTACCCCCGGAAGGAATCGAACCTTCGACCTCCAACTTAAGAGGAAGGAGCTCTACCACTGAGCTACGAGGGCCCTACCTGCTGCTGTGCTCTTTTTTTCTTGTTGGCACGGTAGCGCCTGTTCACTTCTCTGCGTCTGAGGTTGCGTGCTTTTCCGCACGGTTCACAGGTGCAGTTTTTGATGCCCCAACCTTGTCCGTGCTCGTTCCTGATCGGTGCCACGTACGGCTGTTCGGCTTCCAGATGGTATGTGGTTTCCACTTTCATCTTCAAGATTTTCGCCGTGACACGCAATCTGGAGCTGAGCGTGGACGCTTTCACCCCCCACATTCTGGCAATGTCGACCTGCTTGTGACCCTTACGCACCAGCCTGTTGTAGTTGTTGATGCGTTCACGCCACATACGGTGGCGAGGGTTTACGATCCCCAGTTTTTTAGCCGTACCTTCAGCTTCGGTGAGATGATGGCACCGTTCGCACGTCGGCCCTTTCGCATATCGCCCTTTGCGTACTTGGCAGTGAACACACAGCCCCAGTTGTCTTCCCATGTGCCCCTGACAGGAGTCGAACCTGCAACCCCCGGCTTCGGAAACCGGTGCTCATCCTTTGAGCTTCAAAGGCTTACGATCCCAGCCACCCACTGCATGCCAAAAGCGACTGGGATCTTTTCTCTACCGGGTCAACCAGGAGAGACTTTCGAGGCTAGGCGGCTGTCACCGCCAGGTGTCCGCACCCCACTGGTGCGTGTACGTTGCCTAGCCCCTCGTACCCCCGGAGAATTACGATATCTCGACCCACGCGTTAAAAGCGCGTTGCTCTTCCTCTGAGCTACGGAGGCTAGAAAAGTTCAGACGACCCTGTGATCGTTTCATCCTCGGTGACCGGCTTGCGCTGTGGCCGCCCCAGGTGCACATACGTTTCCGGATGTGCCAGCGATTCGGTGATGGTGCCCCAGTTGGCCAGGACACTTGACGGCACGTCGTAGCAGTAGGCGTAGACACCACATTGTTCACAGGTGCCACGTGATTTGGCCCCCGATTCAGGCCACTGTTTAGCCTCTCGGCACGGTTCACAATAGAACATGTGGGTGTGGCAGGGATCGAACCTGCCGTGCCGCCAAGCACCTGATTTACAGTCAGGGCGCACCACCAGGTGCCTCACACCCGTGTTGCGCGGTGGCAGGTTGCCAGAGAGCGACCAAAGAACAACCTGCCACCGCTTCCCCGCGGCCAGCCAGCAGCACGGAGAGTTCCCCCGACAGGAGTCGAACCTGCATCCACGGATCCGTAATCCGATGCTCATCCGTTGAGCTACGAGGGAAAGGCACCCCGTGTGGACCAGCTACGGGGTCAGAGCTGTTGAAGGGCGGCATGGGTTGTGAAACTGCTGCCGTCACGTCCGTGGAGATAGGCGGATTCGAACCCCCAGCCTTCGGTATGCAACGCCGATGCTCTCCCGTTGAGCTATACCCCCAAGGTGCACCGTGTGGGTCGGCTACGGTGCCAGAGCCGTCTAGCATGACGCGTTCCTTCTGTGACGATGGACCTGTCATGACCCGTGGAGTGGCAGGGACTTGAACCCTGAACCTTCTGACTGCCAGCCAGATGCTCTTCCAGTTGAGCTACAACCCCAGGTGTGACCGGCGCCAGCTGCGCAGCGAGACGCCGGTCACGGTGTTCAAGATGGGTTGCCACTGCTTGCCGCAAAAGACGGTTGTCCATCTTGGACGTCGGGATAGCACGATTCGAACGTGCAATCTTCTGCTCCCAAAGCAGGCGCCTTAACCAAATTTGGCCATATCCCGTTTGCACCTGGCCGAGATCTATACGGTGACGGCGGTAGCGCACCAGGCGCCTCCCCCAGGTTTGGTGGGGGAGCAAAGAGTCGAACTTTGAAGTATCCGTCGCCTAGCGCACCGGCCAGGTGTGAAGCAAAAAGGTGTGGTGCTGAAAAGTCTGCATTGCCACCGTGGACGCATTGCCATGGTGGGGCCCCCCGAGATCTAAACGGTGACGGAGGTTTTCCCAAAGGAAACTGTTAATAGCAGTTTTTTGAAGTATCCGTCGCCAGCGCACCGGGGAGCGCTCTTAAGTTTGTGACCCTGTCAGAGATCTAAGTCGTCCGCGGAAATTTTAAGTGTGCTGCCATTACACTACCGCGGCATGTTGGTGCCGCGGCCAGGATTCGAACCTGGTCCCCTCGCTCCGAATGCGAAGTAACCGAAGACCGTCGCACCTGACAGGGATGTAGTTTTTAAAAGACAACGCGTCTGAGGGTTTCCAGACCGCCCCGCGTTACCAGGGCCGCCGTAGCTCTTCAGTTGATCTGAGGGGCTTCACGTCGCTTGAACAAGTACTACAATGTCAGTTCTGGGGTCGGCTGTCAAGTGGTTTCGGCCCCCTGTTACATACGCCACACCAGCACTCTTCATTCCAGATCACATCATGGCGCCTTGTGACATGGCACGCCACCAGATTCCCGGTGACCGTTCTGCAGGACTTAGACGGCTGGGCACCACATGACCTGCATGTGATGCCCAGAAACATCGCGTCGTCGTTCCACGCCGCGTTGCGGTACGTCATCTAAAACGGCCACTCGCTGCGAGTACGGCCCTCAAGCGCCGGGATCAGCTGGAACGCCGCATCGGACAGGCCGCCGATGGTCACCCTGGTCTTCGTGCCAGCTGGTGCGTGTGCGTGCTTGTAGCCGGCCAGATTGAAGGTGATCACCATCTTGTCGTCGGGGACGCTGCTGTACACGGCACCTTCCGACCAGTAGTTGTTGGCCTGCTCGTCGGTCAGGACGATCAGACGATCATGGTAGCGGTAGTGGTTGGCCACAGCGTTGCGGGTGTCCGTGCTGTTGTTCATGAAGAACCCGCCGTTGCGGAACCTGTCCAGGCTACGCAGCAGCGACTCCCCTTTGATCTTGGGGAACACCTTCTGCCTGGTCGAAAACGACACCACATCGGCATTTCCTCAGCTCGTCGCCAGCGCCAAACCGAACATAGCCGCCGCGTCCCAGCGCATCAGCTTCGACTTGGCCGACAGCGCCACATTCATCGAAAACGACGTGTCGATGAGGATCAGCGTGCGCCCAGGCAGCGTCGGGATCGAGTGCAGGCACAGCTCCAGCGCTGTTTCCAGCGGCTGCGCCCACCGGCTGTTGTGCACGTTGCGGTAGGCGGACAGGAACCGCATCGGCAGCTGCCGCGACTTGGCGACTGTCGCCGGGTCGGTCAGCTGTGAGCGTACCCAGTCGATGACGTCGCCCTTAATATCGTTTTCGTCGAAGTTGCGAAGGTTGCGCAGCAGCGCCATGAATCCCATCTCGGGGATGATGGCCTGCCACAGGTCCCGCTTGTTTATTTTGGAGCCGGCCAGTGACAGGACGTCTTCCCATGTCATGCCTGCCTGACGCAGCCGTGCCGTGTTCAGCAGCAGCTGCGGATGTTGCGCGGCGTCTTTGCGCAGCGCAGCGTTGGCACGCAGCATGGCCAGCAATTCGGGGATCTCCAGCGGGTCACGACGGGCCTTGCGTGCCAGGAGATACTTGAACAGATGGTCCTGGCTGAGGAACTGTGGCGACGGGTGCGTCAGCTCAATGACGTCGCCGAAGCGCAGGCCCTTGGACACGGTGTCGTATTTGAGTGCGTTGCGTTCGGTGTACAGCCGCGATGCCGCGTCGGCGATGCCACGCTTGATCGGCTTGGGGATGCTGCGGCCGTAGTTGGCCATGAAGTAGGCCAGGACTTCGCCTGGTTCATCGGCACGGCTGATCACGTCGTTGATGAGGGTACGGCTGCCGGGGATCTTGCGGTCCACCATGGCGCGTGCTGTTTCCACGGCACCGACGGTGGCCGCGGAGCGCATGTTGGCCTGGTTGCGCAGCCACGGCAGGAAGCGGTGCAGCCAGTTGACGTGGCCTTCGTCGACAGCTTTGTGGATCAGTGACACGTAGCGCGCGTCGCGGATCGTACCGTTCTCGTAGAAGGTGTCCTCACCGACCATGTTGGTGCAGGCGAGGAGGAACAGCTGGGACAGGGTGTCGTATTCGTAGCCGGGTGCACCGTTGTACGTTTTGCCGGTGGGCACCGTGCTGGTCTGCAGGGGTGGTGGTGCAGGGGTTCGTTTGCCCCGCTTGTCGACGGGGTTGAATTTGCTCATGATCACTCCCTGGTCCGAGAAAACACCGGAAAGCACGAGTGTGACATGTTTGGGATGGAGCGGCAAGCGCTATTTGATGTAGATCAGATGCTTGTCCTCGTTGCCCATCCGCAGCGCCGCGTCACGCCACGACTGAGGCAACACCTTCTGGTTGCTCTCCGGCGACAAGACACCTTTACGTTCCCGGACGAACCGCAGAATCTCCCTGTCCTGACGCTCACGATCCCAGCCCCGCGTGGACAGCGCGACACGCAGCCGCTGCAGCGCGACGAACTTGCTCACCTGTCCCGTGATGTTCAAGACATCCTCGTAGGCGTCACGAATGTCCATGTCGGCTATCGCGTTGGCGTCTATCGCCGGCATCTGCACAATCGCCGCCGAGCTGCGCCCTGAACCACCACGGCCACCCATGACTACCCCGCCACTCGGATCAGGTGCTGGTCCTCGCCGCCGTAGCGCAACGCTGCAGCCCTATTGGCTTGCGTCAACGTCTTCTGGTTCTCCTCGGGCAGCAAAACGACACGCCGGCTATTGGCCAGATCGACAAGTGCTTTATCTACATCGGAGCGGCTATCAGCGCCAAGCGCATTGCGCAGATCGGAAAGTCTCACCCATCCGTTGGTTCTAGTGGCCTCTCGCCGGTAAGCGTCAAGGACACGGCTTTCCATATCCGACGCTGCAGGTGTGGCCTGCGGGCCAGGGTTCGGTGATCCGCCTCTGCCGCCCATGACCCTAGGCCTCCACTTCAAGTTGCGTGTTACCGGACACTCGGGCCAGAACGTTGCCTGCCGTGTCTCTGATCGTCCATTCCTTGGCGCCGATCAACGATATGGTACCGAGTTCAGACCATTTGCCGTCGATGCGAATGCGCCTTGGCTGAGCGTTGAAGATTTCCCGTGGCTTCATCATCCGCGTTGCCGTGGCAGCTTGCGCACGGGCAGCGGCAGCAGCGATGTTGCCTGCAAGGTTGGTCCGTGGTGCACCGCCTCTGCCGCCCATGTCATTCGTCCCAACGTGTCTTGAAGTAGTAGAACTCGGTGTCGTCCCAGCCGAGCTTATCTTCCCCGAGGCTACGCCCATAGACCAGGATCGAGGCCGGTGCGATCCTGTCACACATTTCTTCAAGGCCGCGGCGGAACCCCTTCTCCGCTTCATACCCGCGGATGCCCACCGACGACACCGCCACAATGCTGCCCGGTGTGATCCCTGCGAAGGCGAAACTGTACGACGCCTCGGTGGACCAGGAGATCGTGGGGATCACCTCGACCCCGTTGCTGCGCATCCACGCCCCGCACCACCGTGACCGGTACACCTGCCACAGCTGCATGGCCGCCGGCATCTCACGCCACAGGGAGAAGTCTGGTGTCAGGGACAGGCCGGCGCGCATGACACGTGACAGGCTGCGCCGTGGCTGGGTCCACACCGTTTCGAAGCGGTAGTCGTCCAGGAAGAAGTGCACGGCGTCACCGGCTTCAGGGTGTTCGACTCTGCGCCGGTCGTTGTAGGCGATGAGCCTCGTGGGGACTGTGGTGGCCGGTGGCAGGTCGGGGATGCCCCAGCTGTTGGAGCTTTGGTACAGGGTGTGGGTGTTGTTGCGGTCGAAGTTGCCGGGCAGCGAGGACCAGTTGTGGCTGCTGCGGGTGACGTTGAGCTGGGCTGCAAGTTCCACAAACAGATCATAGGGTACTCGTATATACCTACATAGTCATCTAAGATCACCTACATGGGTAAGTCGATGAAGCGCATTCTGGCCGAAATGCCGGAACATGAGCAGACCGCGCTGCTCGACACCCTCGATATCCAAACCCTGCAGCAGATGGCCGATGAGGAGTGGTGGTTCGTTCAGCGGCCAGAGCAAGTACCGCCACCAGGCGACTGGACTGTGCATCTGTATCTCGCCGGCCGCGGTTGTGGCAAGACACGCTCGGGTGCCGAGTGGCTGGTGCAGCGGGCACTGGATTTCCCCCACGACGCATCTGGGTTCCCCACGGAAAGGCTGGTGGTGGCCTACAACCTTTCCGACACCCGCATCGTGTGTATCGAAGGGGCCTCGGGTGTGCTGCGTGTGCTGCTGCGCCGCGGGTTCAAAGAGGTCAAGGACCACTACCGCGGGGACTTCGCGAACACGTTTCATTACACGAAGTCGCCCAAGCCGCACATCACGCTGCTGGAGACCGGCACGAAGATCCACTTCACGGGCGCAGATCCCGACGCACCCCGAGGCTTCAACCTGGCGGACGTGTGGATGGACGAACCGGTCAAATGGGAAGATCCCATGGCCGTCTGGAAGGAAGGTATCTTCCCGGCGCTGCGAGCCGACCTGCCCGGTGACAAACCCAGAGCCTTCGTCACCACCACACCCAAGCCGATACAGCTGCTGCAGTACTGGCTGGCGCAGCAGGACGGGACCGTGTCCATGGCGCGCGGCTCCACCTTCGACAACGCAGACAATCTGTCCGAAGCCTTCCTCATCGAAGCCAAAAAGATGTACGAAGGCACCGCCCTGGGCCGCCAAGAGCTGTACGGCGAAATGCTCGACAGCATCGAGGGAATGCTGTTCTCGTACATGGCCATCCACGGCAACCGTGTACAGATCGGCCCGACACAGGTCGCACACCGCACCGTTGGCGTGGATCCCGGCCTGACCGGTGCCGACGAGGGTGACGAGATGGGTGTCGTGGTGGTGTGCCGCGACGCTGAGGATCACATGTTCGTGGTGGCCGACGAAACAACCAGACTCGCCGGCCGTGAGGCCGCGCTGCACGCGTGGCGGGTGTTCGAGAGATACCAGTGCGACACGCTGGTATACGAATCGAACTTGGGCAAGGCGTGGATGCACGAGGTGTTCCAGGACGCGTTCAAGGAGCTGCAGCGCAGCGGCGTGTTCAGCGTGGACATCATGGAGCCGCCGCTGGTCCCCGCGTTCTCCACGGTCGGCAAGAAGCTGAGGGCCGAACCGGTGGCGATGCGCTACAGCCAGGGCCGGGTGCATCACATAGGGGTGTTCGAGAAGCTGGAGGCGCAGATGCTCAGCTTCGATCCGATCACGTCGAAGGTGTCACCGGATCGTCTGGACGCTTTGGTCCACGCGTGCCGGCATCTCATCGATGGGGAGCGGCGCCGTTCCAAGATCCTTTCGCCGGCGAACTACCCGATGCCGTCTTTGGGGATGAATGCCTGGTAGGAACCTGCGTCCTAGGATGCTAACTTAGTCAATGTGATCTACTTGCTCGCCTTTGTCGTCTTGGTCCTGGCTGTGGCCAGGTTGACGCGCGTGCTTGTTATCGACGAGGTTGCCTTTCCGCTGCGCAAGTGGGTCTTGACCAAGTGGCCGGCGCCGAGCAAGCCGGCGAAGCTGATCACCTGCTACTGGTGCGCCGGGTTCTGGCTGTCCTTGCTCGCCTGTACCTATGTCAGCGCCGTGGGCTGGCTGCCGTGGAAAGCGCTGCCCATCGTCACATTCGCCGTGGCCTATGCATCGTCGTGGGTTCTAGACAAGGAAGAAGCGGCGGATGGCGTTTAGAAAGAAAGCCGAACCAGCAGCCCCACAGCCGGAAGCCACCGGGCTGATCGCTTCCGCGGTGCGCCTCGGATTGTCCGAAGAGGCATGGCGCGGCTACCGGTTCACCGACGAAGCATGGCAGCGGCAAGCCTGGGACTTCTACGACACCAACCCCCAGCTGCACAATGCCGTCGACTACATCGGCGCCGCCGCATCGATGATCCGCATCTACGTTGCCGAAGTGGACGAGAACGGGGTGCGCCAAGGCGAAGTCGACAATGACGACGAGATCGGTGCGCTGGCCGAAACACTGTTCGGTGGACCCGCCAACAAAGCCGAGATGCTGCGTGGCATCGCCGAGTCACTGACCGTGGCTGGCGAGTGTTACATCATCGGCAAAGCCCGCCGCGGCGGCATGTCCGATCAGTGGTGGGTGGCCGCACCTGGCGAGGTACGCAAAAACGGTGACGTGGTGTACGTCAACATGGGCCGGGCGCAGCGTGAAGAAATCAACCCAGGCTCGGACATCGTCATCCGCACCTGGACGCCACACCCCCGCCGCGCGTACCTTGCCGACTCCCCTGTCCGCGCGTTGCTCGGTCTGCTCTTCGAGATGGAGCAGATGCAGATGTTCATCCGGGCGCAGATGAACTCGCGCATCGCGAACGCCACGATTCTGCCTGTGCCGTCCACGCTTGCCGTACCCAAAGGCGACAACCAAGCTGTTGCCACAGATGACATCTATCAGCAGCTGTTCGAAGTCATCACCTCCAATTTGGAGGGCAAAGGCACCGCCGCACAGGTAGCCCCGATCCTGTGGCAGATGCCGCTGGCTGAACTGACCGCGATGTCCGGCGTGCAGCCGATCCGGTTCGATTCGCCACTGTCCGATCAGGCCATCGAACTTCGTAAGGAGCAGCAGCAGAAACTGGCCATCGGCATGAACGTGCCCGTGGAGATCCAGCTCGGTGGCCAGGAAATGAACCACTGGTCGATCTGGTGGGCTGGTGAAGAGTTCATCGTCAAAACAATGCAGCCGCTGTTCAACCGCATCGTCGATGCGCTGACGACCGCGTATCTTGTCGGTGCACTTAAATCTTTGGGCAAGGATCCGAAGAGATTCACCTACTGGTATGACACGGCGCCGCTGGCGAACTCAGCCAACAAGCTGGCCGATGCGCTGAACCTGTACAACGCCAACCCGCCGATCGTGTCCGCGGACACAGTGCGCCGTGAAGGTGGCTACAACGACTCCGATGCACCGACCTCTGCCGAGATCACCGAGCGGTTCATCAAAGAGCTGCTGCTGCGTGACCCGACCCTGTTCGCGATCACCGCGGTACGTGAAGAAATCGGCATCGACATTGACACGGCGGTACCTGAGCTGGCACCAGGTGCACCGCCACCGCCGGTGCCGGGGCATGTCCCTACGGCTCCTGAGCCTGGATCTCAGCCGAATCAGCCGGCGGTGACTGACGGTGGAGAGCTGATAGCTTCCGCCGTGCCGCCACCGACAGCGGTGTCCATTGCAGCCAATGGTTTGGTGGTACGTGCTCTAGAACTGGCGGGCAAACGTCTTCTGACCCCCACTCACCGTGGGGTGTTTGGAACCACACCTCCTCACCTGTTGCACACCAAGATCCTGGTGGGCTCATCTGCCCACGCAGAAACTCTGCTTGCTGGAGCATGGGATCAGTGGGAGTACTACTTTGCTGGGATTCCGGCGCCGCGTAAGCAGCTGCAACCTGTTCTTCATTCCTACGCGAAAGGTCTGCTAACCAACAGGATTGAGCACAGTCCCACGCTGCTGGCTGCCATGCTGCAGGAGGCATCGAGATGACGCAGCCGCTGGAGCCACAGATCCCTGAAGAGCCGGCACCATCGGGTGCGCTGGCTCTGGCGGCGTTTGAGGCATCCATCGCGGCGCTAGTGCTGTCCATGTACACCGCTTGGCTCGCGAGCGTCGCTGCCGTGGTCCTGGCTTCCTTCACGCTGTACGGGCTGCCCCCCGACCCGGCTGCCATCTGGTCCACCGTCCCCAGCTGGGAGCGTGAGGTCCAGCGGCTGCTGACCGCCTTGGAGCAAATCGCACGAGCTGGGTGGATCGAAGCGGGGCGCCAACTCGGGGTGGAAATCCCATTCGACCCGACGGATTCCTTCGTCCAGGACCAGCTTGCCCGGACGCGAAATCTTATGGTCCGCACACCAGACGAGGTATATCGGCAGATCATCCGTGAAATCGGCGTTGCTGTTGAACGCGGTGAAGGTGTAGATGGGCAAGCGGCACGTGTTCGTCATGTCCTCGACGTTACAGGCACCGAGAACTGGCCGGCCAGGGCTAGGACAGTAGCCGTCACCGAAGTGCACCGCGCCTGGAACATGGGCGCCCTGGCCGCGGCGCTGCGCATCCAGCAGCAGGAACAGGGTCCGCGCATGCTCAAGCGCTGGGATGCCAAGGACGACTCAGCGGTGCGGCCGGCGCATCGTCTCGCCGACGGTCAGGTGCAGTACGTGTCGCAGCCGTTCATGGTGGGCGGTGAGCCGCTGATGACGCCAGGCGATCCCAGCGGCAGCCCGTGGAACGTCATCAACTGCCGCTGCAAGCCACGGTTTTCGAGGGGGACACGCTGATGGCGGTGAACAGTAAAGCGTGGGAAGGGTTCCCTGTTGCTGCACGGGAACAGGAGTTCAGTGCCGATGATGCGATCAAACGTATTCAGCAGGCTTCCGCTGGCTCGGTCGAACACTTCAACATTGCGTTTCTGTGGCGCAATTCGCAAGGTCCGCCGAACAACAAGAATTCGTATCGGCTGCCCATTGCCGACGTCATCGAAGGACGCTACACGCTGATCCCGCGTGCCGTCACCACCGCTGCGGCGATCCTGCAAGGCGCCCACGGTGGCCTGGAAGGTGTCGTCGGCGAGGACGAGAAGAAGCAGCTGCGTGATGTGGTGACACGCATGTACGCCAAGCTGCGCCGGCTGTTCAACGACGAACGCATCGTCGCACCGTGGGAACGTGAAGACGTTCCGCCGCAGGATCGCCCCAACCGGCAGATCTCCACCACCGCAGCGGCGCTCAACGACACGGTGACACAGCTGCCCGTGGCTGCCGGCGCCCCGTGGAACGCACGCTACGCCGCCGACCGTATCGCCGCATGGGCCGACGGGGACATGCGCCAATACCGCAAAGGGTTTCTGTGGTGGGAAGGCCCCAGCCCGCACCGCACCGGATACAAGCTGCCCGTGGCCGATGTCATCGACGGGCAGCTGAAGCTGATACCCCAAGCGGTGTCCGCGCTGTGCGCCTCCTATGCCAATGACAGCAACAGTTTCGACGTTCCCGACGAGGCAATGGCCAGGGTGGGGGAGCTGCTTGAGGCATTGAACGTGTTGACACAAGACGAAAGTGAGGATCCGATGACAGCCGCTGCGCCGCTGCGCCCACCGGCGCACTGGTTCGACGACCCGATGCTGAGCGGCCCGACACCGCTGTCCATCACCGCCGACGGTCGGGTCACAGGGCATCTGGCGTTGTGGAACGTGTGCCACTTCGGCATGCAGGATGTGT